GGACGAGTCCCTCGGAGTGCCCGATGAGGGTTTCCACTGCCACGCGGGGGTTGCTCTTCAGCCAGCCGCCAGCGGCGTGGGTGTAACAGTGATCTACGAGTGCGCCGGCGATGCGGTCGGCTACCTTGTCTGGGTGGTACTTGCTTGTCTTTTCAAACATGATTGTGATGGATATAAAGAAGGGAGCAACCGATTCGCTCAGCTGCTCCCTTCGTGGGTTAATAATGTTGTGATGTCTTATGTCAGACGTTTCAGCGGTGCGAGGTCTTGCAAGGCTGGGTCGATGATGTCAACGGTCATGCCGAGTGCTTCGGCGATGGCTTGCAGCGTCTCGATGTTCACGGCATACTTGCCGCCCTCGATGCGCCCGATGTGGGTACGTTGTAGTCCAGCACGCTGTGCCAGCTCGTCTTGGCTCAGGTCAGCCATGAGGCGCAGGGCTTTCACTCGCTGGCCGATTCTTGTACGGGTTTCTTCTTTATTCATAGTGCCTAACTTCCTATAAATACGTTTGCGATGTTGTCCTCAATCTTGATAACCTCGATGCAATAGTCCGACTTGTCGTGTGGCGCATAGTTGTGGCCGTTGTCGCACTCCTCATTGATGATGCGGTTAATCTCCAGCAGCAATCCCGTCAATGTTCTCACGGGGTCATTATTCAACACGGGGAAATCCTTGTGGTCGCCCTCGCTAAAGTCGATGACTGGGTAGCCCAGCCGGATAGTGTCAATGTAGAGGGGCACGGGGATTCTGTGACCGCGCTCAAGCATTGTCATGTTCTCGTCGCTGTAATCGTACATCTCTTCGAGGTCGTTCAGTATGATGAATGGTCTTGTCTCGTACTTCATAGTTCCTTGCATTTATTATGGGGAGGGTCGCCCCTCCCCGGTGGGTTGTTGTTAGTTCATATTCTCAAGTACCATTCTCAGTCCTTTAATCCCTCTCTCGGTGTGCTCCTTCAGCAATCGGTAGTATTCCAACTTTCCCACTCTTTCAAGTTTAATGCGGTTTCCGTTGATGTCCTTGTAGATGTCGTGCTTCAGGATGTGGTCGGCTGCTTCGGGTGAGAAGTAGGTAGGATAGAGGGGTGAGAACTCGTAGGTGGTCATGTGGTTCTCGTCGGTTGTGACGGTCATCATGCGCTCCTTGTTGATGACGATGGTGTTGCACCGACTCAGGCAGCATCCGTAAAGTTCGGGATGGGTCAGATACTCGATTTCCTTGTTGCATACGTTCAAGGTCTTCTCTGCCTTGCTGATTGCCTGCTTCATCATCTCGGTTGCGTTGTTGTTTGCTGTAGTCTTCATAATCTTGTGCCGCTTATAGGTTGCCGCCCTGTTCTAAATTGTTATTGTTTTAATTTCTTGATGCAAAGATACGATATTATTTTGAATTGTGCAAGTATTTAGGCATTTATTTTCGTTTTTGCCTAATCTTTTATATTTTGTTTACACTTTTAAGCCCGTTTTTGCCCTTAGGCTTACGCCGCTTCCCGATTAACGGGAACGCTCAAATGTCGTAAAACTCTCACCTGTACCACTCCTTCGCCCGCTCGTACATCTCGCGGTCGGTCAGTATGTGCTGGCGGTGGGCATTGAAGTCCTCGGCCTGTAGTCCGGCGGTCATGTCATACGTGATGAACGTGCGCGCCACAAACAGGTCGTGCGGCTGCTCCACCTGCCCGAGCAGCACACCCTCCGGCATACAGAGCGACAGGTGGGGCTTGCCCAGGTAGCGCACCGACCGCGCCACCGCCTTCTGGTTCGTCGAGTCGCAGCCGTGCGGGTTCTGGGTGAAGAAGCGTCGCCAGAGGTCGCTGCCCGTCAGCTCGCAGCCCGTCCGCTCGCGGTAACGCCGCCATGCGTGGGGCAGGATCACCATCGGCGCGATGAGCCGCTGGTCGGAGAGCCACGACGTATAGACCGCCGTACCATCATCCGTGCGGCAGGGCACGGCGACACCCGTCAGCAGCCGCCGCATACGCTTGTCGAAGATTCGCGTAAAAAACAGGTAGCGGATGCGACGGGGCGACGTGTAGTCGGCCCAGTGGATGACGGGCAGCCGCCTCGCCTTCAGCACGGGCCGGCGCAGCGTGTCGAGGTGGTGCCGCCACCAGACCGTAGCCGTCTCGCGGTCGCGCTCCAGTTCTGCATACACCTCCGCGTGGGTCATGGTTTGTGTGAGCATGATTTTAAGTTAAGAGTTAAGAGTGAAGAGTGAAGAATTGGCTACCGCCACTCAGCCCAATCGAGGCCGTTGTCATGCAATAGGTCGTCAAGTTCAATGAGCGACTTTTTGCCGCCGTTGCGGAACTTCAGCCAGTCGGTCTTGTGTAGCTTGCAAAGGTCGCCCAGCGTGTCGATGCCGTTTGCCTTGCAGATATTCGTGGTGCGGACGCTCAGGTTGCAATCCTCGATGCGCTTTGCAAGCGTCTCATTGTCTGCTTGCGGTTCGTCTTGGTGTACGGCATAGTCCATCGTTAGGCTAATCTCGAAATCTTCACTCACGTTGCGCAACTTCTCGAAATTCATATAGACGGTTTGAAACACGAGGCTGGCAATGACTGTCTCAGACAGCATCTTTCCTCCGAACTTAAACTCCGGCCCTTTGTCGCTGCTCACGATGGTTTCACCATTACGACGGGTCACTTTGATTTTTACTGATTCCATAGCTCCTTGATAATTTGTTTAATTCGTCAGTCCTCCTTAATCTTTCCGATGATGTCACGCAAGCCGGTGAATACTGGCATCGGCACGGCCTTCACTTCGGGGAAGGTGAGATACTTCATCGCCTCGGGCAGTTCCTTTTCGACAGCCTTTTCAGTTCGCAGGGCAACGAGCGCATCATATACTTGGTCGCCAAACTCGTCACGCTCCCTTTCCAACAGCTTTCGCTTGCTGTCAAGTTTCAACAGCGCGTCGTATTCCTTGCCGTCAACCTTGATATAGTTGGCACCGCTTGGAATCTTGAACGTTAGCGTGCCTTTGATAGACGATGCCGTTGTAGTCCATCCGTTCTTCTCGATGGTGGTCGTGATGCTTGCGCCCGTCGTATAGCCGAAATACGTCGAATACTCGTTGACGCAGGCAATGACAGGCGCGGGGATGTACTTGCGCACAAGGTTCTCGACTGCGGCATTCACCTTTGCCGTTGCGTTCTCAATCTTTCGCCCGTAGGCTTTCTTTTTCATCATGGCTGCTGCTTCCTCAGCCATTGTCTTTGTAATTCTTCTGTTCATAGTTCCTTGATAATTCGTGTAAATCCGTTTAATCCGTGGTCGAAAAAGTGAAATCGGCGGCAAAAGCCGTTGCCTGTCGCCGATTCCGTTAGGGTTCACTCAGCCGTTTCGGTGTCCGGCTCCTCGATGTCGATTTTGAGGTTCGCCTCCTTCGCCTCGATGCGGAGCCGCTGCGTCAGCACGTCCAGATAGTCGTGCATCGCCTGGTGCTGACGAGAGAGCAGCGTGCGCTTGTTCTCCGGCAACTGCTTGTACGTGTCCGACACCACGAAGTCCGTCAGCCGCTCGTACCTGCCGCGCAACTCGTCGTACTCCTCAGCCATGCGCTTCACGCGCTTCTCCTCGTCCGTCAGTTCCACTTCGGGAGCGTCGCCCGCGTCCCCGTCCTCACCGTGTCCGAGGGTGATGGTGCCCTTGCCGTCCTTGACGGTCAGCGTCGCCGGCACGCCCTTGGTCAGCTGCTCCAGCAGTCCGATGACCGCCTTGCCCGTCATGTCCGCCAAGCGTCCCAACTGCCCCACACGATAGAGCGCGTAGGCCATCAGCACGTCGGTGCTCGCCATCAGCACGCCTGTGATGCCGTCCAGCACGTCGCCCAGACAAAAGTTAATCACTGCGACCGTGTACATCGCCACGGCCAGAACCGAAAGAAGAATAATCACTGTCTTGTTCTTCATCTTGCTTGTTGTTTTTTAATTGTTGAAAAATAAATGGTTACTTAAAGTTGAGAGTTAGTAGGGATTCTCTCAGAAGATACCCTACTAAGTGCGACCCTCTTAGTAG